CTCATTTGAGTGTATTTGGGACCCCAGTAGTACCAACTACTGTATTTCCCATCCGTTGAGACCCCCACTTTCTCCTCCAGACTCTTAAATGAGCCGGTTGGTGAGGCGCCTGAAGCTCTAGACTTATCATCTAGGGACCAAGGGTGAAGCAACTATCGTGTCTGAAATTATTGGCACCGACTATTAAGTCGTTAAATTAGTATTTGCCTAGTGTATTATTTGAAACCTTGATATGGGAGTAAGAGATACAAATCCTTGCGTCGAGCTGACGTTCGGTAGCAAACCAAGGCCTCGCTTCCCCTTATTAGGGTGCTCGATAACCAAGAGTGCTTGAACGGGGTCGCTTGAACGAGGTACAGTCACTGTGTCAATCCAAAGACAAATATGAAATTCAAAAGAGCTGTAGATACCAAATCTATTAGTCTAAGACTTTTAGATAGATACCTTTCGCTTCTTATGTGGTTTCATACTGTTAAGGATGTTTCCGGATATGTGGAGCTTATAAAGAGAATTAAATCTCTTTGAAACAATAGCGGGAAGAAATTCCTAGTTACATACTTGAAAGAGTGTGTACGCCTATTGCAGCACTACATATCAGGTGAAACAGTTTACCAAACCTCCTCTGTTCCAAGAGTAGGCATAACAAATGGACTACCCTCTATAATACCAGCTACCTTACGGCATAAAATTATGCAGAAGGATAGCGATGTTATAAGGATAGTACTCACAATTTTAAGTCTTTATAGGATAATATCATATAAGGGTACTGTGAAAATCAGTACGATCACGGATTCATTTAAGGGTATTTCACCCACAATTGATATCGCGGAGATCAACCTTATATGTGTGCGTCTTTCGAACAGATTTAATAGGAGTAATCTTATTAACTTTGCTAGAAAACGCTTATTACCTCTAAAGACCGCCGGTCCAAACCATAAAGTTTCCATATTAGGTGCTCCCTTAGATGCGATTTGCTATGCATCTAAGGAGTACGAGCACCTTCTGAAACCCTTTACTACTTTGGACCTTTACTTTAACTCAGGTTCTTTAATTGATCTTTTAAAAAGAGAAATTAAGGCTACCGAGGGTAAGTTGCCTGTCCCTTCTAAGCTACCTTTAAAATTAGGAAAACTTAGTAAAAAGGAAGAGGCGGCGGGAAAAGTGAGAGTATTTGCAATTGCAGACGTCTGAACTCAGAGTGTTCTTGCGCCATTGCATGACTATGTATTCTCAATTTTGAAGAATATTCCTCAGGATGGCTGCTTTGACCAGGGGAAGCCTATTAAGTTACTGCAAGATAGACTTAAACTAAAGGATGATAAATCCTGTTTTAGTTTTGACTTATCTGCTGCGACTGATAGATTTCCTATCGATTTCCAAGTACAAGTCCTTTCTCATTTTGTCAGCAGAGATGTTGCAGAAGCATGAAAGGAGCTTCTTGTATCCCGTAATTGATACTTGGACGGAGTTCCCTATACTTATGGAGTAGGTCAGCCAATGGGAGCCCTGTCGAGTTGGGGAGTCTTCTCTCTCTCGCACCATATTGTTGTCCAAGTAGCTGCATTACGGGCAGGCTGAAAAGTCTGATTTCCCGATTATGCATTACTTGGCGATGATATTGTCATCGCTGATAAAACAGTGGCAGATTCATATTTATACTTAATGACGGAATGATTGGGAGTAGAGATTAATCTCTCGAAATCAATTCAATCTAAAATTGGTGTAATGGAATTTGCGAAACGGTTAGTTACCCCTTCGGGAGAATTATCTCCTCTTGGGCCAAAGAATATACTACTTGCACTTCGTGCACCTAGTACTATTCCGTCTATCTTTTTAGACGCTCAGGGTAAAGGGTATCAACTAGATCATGGCAAGGTGCGAAGATTGATTGACTCTTTCGATCGTAACATTTGTAATGTTTACGAGCGGAACCTAGAATGTCTTCTATGAAGCATACTAGAGCCTTTCGGCTTTATATCAAATAGCTCGGACTTTGGACCCTCACGGGTTGAAAGTTCACTAAAGCAATTTGGTGTATATAATGTTCCTATTGGAGTAATCGACGAAGTAAGAGAAACTATTCGCCAAGTCCTTATGGACGAGGTTCGTAGAGATTGGGGTAGTGCACTGGACAAGACTCTCGCGAGTTACCAGGCCCTCTGTAATTTCGATTACTCAGATATAGTTTTAGGGGGGCTCAATAAATGGGCCCTTCCTAGCGCTTTAGACCTGCAAATTAGCGGTCTGGAGCGGTATCTGGACCTTATAGGTATGGATTTATCTTTACCTGATCCGAAAGAAGCTGATAATATCACTTCTGTAGGGGGTCTAATACAGCTATACCTCCCACTTCTTCCGTCCGTACTCCCTTGGGACAGCAGCTTAGTCCTCAAGAGGGTAGAGGTCCCTCGTTTCAGAACAACTAATGTGTCATTCTTTAATAAGGTTAACCGGAAGTTGGGTGAGCTAGGCTGGTAGGAGACTACTT